CCGCCGATATTTAGATGTAGTAGCGCGCGAACTGCAATTACACCGCATGCAAATTACGTGTAATACTAAAGATGAGCTTGCAGTTCGATGGGCAATCGCGTTAAAATTCGAGCGAGAAGGATTGCTACGCCACTACGGCCCGTGCGGTTCAGATTATATTATGTTTTCGAGGATATACGATGAGCGGTTTGTTCAAAGTCAAAATGCCTAAGCCCGATCCTGAGATTGCGGCAATGCAAGAAAAACAAGAAGCCCGGATTGAACAAGAGGAAATAAGCAAACGCCGACAGCTTGCTGCTCGCCAGCGCGCTCGTCGTACCGGCGGATCACGCATGCTTTTGTCTAAAGAACGCGGAGCCGAAACGCGTATGGGCTTAGACCCGCTGGGGACGGAGCAGTAGAATGAGCAAGCTTGTTAGAGAAGTTAGGCGGGTAGGCCGACAAGCAAAACGCGTTTACGAAGACGTTGAGGATGTTGTAACCGGCAAACAAATAAATAAAATTACTGAGGCTCAGCGTGAGCAACAAGCTGCTCAGGAATCGGAACAAGCTACTATGGAGGCTGAGGCCGCACGCGAAGAAGGTATTTTGACAGGTAGGGCTGCTAAGGCTGTTGCATCTCGTCGTCGGGCTCGTCGGCTAGGGAGGCGCTCGCTATTATCCCCTAGCCGTTTGGGGGTTGCACAACCGCAGGAAACAAAGAGGACTTTAGGATAATGCCAAAAGTAATTTTAAAAGACGGAAAAACCCGTCACTTCGCATATACAAAGCCTGGCATGAAGGCTGCAAAAGAATACGCCAAGCAATATGGTGGCCGTGTTGTTGATGGTGGCATGAAATATTCAATGGCTAAGAAGAAGGACAAAGCGTAATGGCTTACGAAAAGAAGAAAAAAGAAGTTTGGGACAAGAAGCGTCCCAAAGGTTTAGGTAAACCTAAGTCCCTCTCATCCAAGCAAAAGCGCAACGCGATGCGCGCAGCCAAAAAAGCTGGGCGGCCTTACCCTAATTTGATTGATAATATGCGGGCGGCACGTGACAGCTAAGAAATACCAGAACCCTAAGGGTGGTCTAAATGATGCAGGGCGCGAGCGCTATGGTGTAAAGCGCCCGGTCAAGTCAGGTGACAACCCTCGCCGCGCTTCTTTCCTAGCGCGAATGGCTGGTGTATCTGGCCCAGAGCGTGATGCAAAAGGCAAACCCACGCGCCTGCTTTTGTCTCTCCGCGCTTGGGGCGCGTCGAGCAAAGCAGACGCAAAACGTAAAGCTGCTGCGATAAGCAAACGAAATAAGGCGAAGAAAAATGCATAGTGTAGAACATATCATTAAACGCCACGAGTCCGCGCAGCGCCGTAAGGACAACTGGCGACAAGTCTACGAGGACTGCTACGAGTTTGCTCTGCCGCAGCGCAACCTTTATGACGGTTACTATGAGGGCGGCGGTGCACCGGGCCAGAATAAAATGGCGCGTGTGTTTGACAGTACTGCCATTAATGCAACGCAACGATTTGCCAACCGCATTCAGGCTGGCCTGTTTCCACCCTACGGAGAGTGGTGCCGCTTAGAGCCGGGGCCAGATATTCCCGAAGAGCGCCGCATTGAAGCGCAAGCTGCGCTTGACGTATATCGTGACAAGATGTTTGCGCTGCTGCGCCAAACAAACTTCGACCTAGCTATGGGTGAGTTCCTGATGGACTTAGCTGTCGGCACCGCTGTTATGCTTGTGCAGCCGGGTGACGACATAACACCTATCCGCTTCACAGCAGTGCCGCAGTATTTGGTTGCGATTGAGGAGGGCGCGCACGGTAAGGTCGATAATGTCTACCGCCGCATGCGCCTGAAGGCTGAGGCCGTTTCGCAGCACTGGACTGATGTTGAAATTCCTGACCGCCTTGCGCGCATGATTGAGGAAAAGCCAACCGAAGAAATTGAATTGCTTGAAGCCACATTGTACGACGCTGAGCGTGGCGACTATTGCTACTACGTCATTTGGCCGGAAGGCAAGGCGCAACTTCTGATGCGCCGCATGAAATCTAGCCCGTGGATTGTAGCTCGCTACATGAAGGTGGCTGGTGAAGTATATGGCCGTGGCCCCCTAGTCACAGCCATCCCCGACATCAAGACGCTGAACAAGACAAAAGAGCTGCTATTGAAAAATGCGTCCCTGTCTATTGCAGGTGTTTATACAGCCGCTGATGACGGGGTACTAAATCCGCAGACTGTGCGCATCGCGCCGGGTGCGATTATTCCAGTAGCACGCAACGGCGGGCCGCAAGGTGAAAGCCTGCGTATGCTGCCCCGCTCTGGTGACTTTAACGTCAGCCAGCTCGTCATCAATGACTTGGTTATGAACATCAAGAAAATTATGCTCGACGATACGCTGCCGCCCGATAACATGTCAGCTCGCAGCGCAACTGAGATTGCTGAGCGAATGAAAGAGCTGGCACAAAATCTTGGCTCAGCCTTTGGCCGCCTGATTACTGAGACGATGGTACCGATGGTCGCGCGCATTTTATCTGTAATGGATGATCGCGGCATTATTGAAATGCCACTGCGCGTCAACGGGCTTGAGGTTAAGGTTACACCAGTATCGCCCATTGCACAGGCCCAAAGTATGGGTGACATCGAAAAAATTATGCAGTGGGTACAGCTCTCAACATCGCTTGGGCCGATGGGCCAAATGTCTGTCAAAGTGGACGGCATATCAGACCACATTGCTGACAAACTTGGTATCCCAGCTAACCTTAGAACCACGCCTCAAGAACGTGAGCAAATGATGCAGCAGGCGATGGAAGCCATACAAGAAGCGCCGGATGAAGAGATTCCGGCTGAAGAGAGTTGAGGTGGCTGATGCGTTTCGTCATACCAATCATAAGGGAGGGTGACGGGACAACGTTCAATCGTGGTGCGCCGGGCGTATCACGTTGGGCGGGTAGGTGGGGCGAGCACTTTTTGCGCCAACGCTACCCACAAACTTGGATGGTTAGGAAGGTTTTGAACAATGTCAGAGACTATCTTACAACCCACTGAAGGGTGGGACGGACTGCGCTCAGTTGAGCCGCAGCTCCGCGCAACACAGCAGGACAATCAGGACGACATAGACCGATTGTATTTGCGTGTGTTCGGCAGCGATGACGGGCAGGAGCTATTGCAGCACCTGCGTTCGCTGACGATTGAACAGCCCACGTGGTATCCCGGCGAAGAGGCTTCGCACGGTTACGCACGCGAAGGGCAAAACTCAATGGTTCGAGAAATCGAACGTAGAATTAGGAGAGCATCAGAATTATGAGTGAAGACGAAGGCCTGATGGCCCAAGCCTCTGTAGAGAGCGAGGATAACCAGCAGCCGGAGCAAGAAGCGATTTCCCATCTTGAGCCGGATAACCAACCTAGCGTAGACGACGTTACGGTAGCGGCAGAAGGTGAGGACATTGAGTTCACCCGCGAAGACTGGTTCCCTGAAAAATTTTGGAACGACGAAAGCGGCCCAGACATTGAAAATTTAGCCAAGAGCTATTCTGAGCTGCAAAAAAAATTCTCACAAGGAAAGCATAAGGCGCCGGAAAATTACGACACAAAGTTTTTTAACGACGCTAACATCGAGGAAGATGACCCGCTTCTTTCGACTTATTCTGACTGGGCCAAAGAGAACGGCATAAGCCAAGCTGCCTTTGAAGAGCTTGGTGCAAAGTTTGTCGAGATGGCTGGTCAGGCTGAGGCTGAAGAGCAGCTTTCTTATGATGAAGAATATAAGGCTCTTGGCCCAAATGCCGACCTAACCCTCAAGTCTATGACAGAGTGGGCACAGGGTCTAGTGCGTAAGGGCATATGGGGCAGTGACGATTTTGAAGAGTTTAAGATTATGGGCGGTACAGCCCAGGGTATTAAGGCTCTACAGAAAGTTCGCAACTACTATGGAGATCAAACCGTTCCTGTAAATGTCGGTGAGCCAGAAGGTGCGCCGTCAAAAGAGGAACTGCAATCTATGGTTGCCGACCCGCGTTATGTCAGTGATCCGTCGTTCCGTATTAAAGTTGAAAAGCTCTTTGAGCAGACTTATGGAAATAACGACTACAATCCTGTATAATAGGATTGTTCATGAAAACCTCCGGGGGCGACGCTGTTTACAGTGTCGCCCTTTTTCTTTATAATCTGATTTGTTGGATAACCTTTTGGCCTGACAAGAACCGCTCCGGGGCGCAGCGCGAACGCCCAAGTCACAGCCCGGCAACGGATACCTGTAACGAAACTTTGTATTAACCACTTCTGAAAGGAACCCGTAATGGCACAAGGCATTACTTCAGCTTTCGTTCAGTTGTTCGATGCAGAGGTCAAACAGGCATATCAAGGCGCACGCGCCCTTGCCGGTGTGACCCGTGAGCGTAACAACGTCGAAGGCAACCAGGTGAAGTTCCCGAAAATCGGGAAGGGCACCGCTACTGTTCGCGTTCCGCAGACTGATGTAACTCCGTTGAACGTGACTTATTCGCAAGTCACCGCAACTATGTCGGACTACATCGCTGCTGAATATTCCGATATTTTCCATCAGCAAAAAGTCAACTTTGACGAGCGCCGTGAGCTTGTTCAAGTTGTCGGTAACGCTATTGGTCGTCGTATGGATCAGCTCGTCATTGATGCTATCAATGCAGCTTCTAGCCCATCGACTGTTAGCACCGATATTGGTGGCTCAGGCACGAACCTGAATCTCGCCAAATTGCTGGCTGCTAAAAAGGCATTGGATGCCAAAAACGTACCGGCCGAAGGCCGCTGCGCAGTCATCCACGCTAATGGCTTGTCATCTCTGTTGGACGAAACCGAACTGACCAGCTCAGACTTTGCAACTGTCAAGGCTCTGTCGACTGGTGAAATTGACACCTTCTTGGGCTTCAAGTTCATCACTGTTGGTGACCGTGATGAAGGTGGCTTGCCGCTTTCTGGTGGCGTTCGTACCAATCTGTTCTTCCACCGCGATGCGGCTGGCCTGGGCATTGGTATGGGTCAACGTTCGGAAATCAACTATGTTGCTGAAAAAACGTCGTTCCTCGTTTCTTCAATGTTCTCGGCTGGTGCCGTCTCCATTGATGACGAAGGTATCGTCAAAGTCAGCGCAACCGAGTAGGAGACTGAACTATGGCATACTCAAACACTGGTTTGAACACCGTAGCTGCCTCCAAGCGTGGTAACGCTCCGAGCATCTACACCTACACGTCAGCCGACGCTATCGCCACTGTGAACACCTCAGGTTATTTCAATGACCTGTCTGACACTTTGGCTGTTGGTGACATCATCTTCGTTCATGACAGCGCAACCCCAACGATGTCTATCGTTGTTGTTCTGTCGAACGCATCTGGTGTTGTTGACGTTTCTGACGGCACAGCCGTTAGCGTCGCAGACGCAGACTAATCCGGCTGGGGGTGGCTACGGTCACCCCCATCCTTTTTTTGGAGGCATAAATGGCTGCTGGCGATACTAAACTTTCTATATGTTCTGATGCACTTGTTATGCTCGGCGCGTCTCCGCTGTCGAGTTTTTCTGACAGTACGGATGAAGCAACTATTGCTGACCGGCTATATGACGATGTGCGTGATACGCTGATTATGCAGTATCCCTATAGCTGGACTATTAAAAAAGTTAAATTGTCCCGCCTTGCCTCTGCCCCGATAAACGAGTGGAAATATAAATACGCTCTGCCAGGTGACATACTTGGCAACCCTAAGGCTGTATTTATAACGTCATCTGTTGGTGGACGTTCTGTTCGTGATTTTGAGATTTATTCTGGCGGCTTGTACACGGATTTTGAAGAAGTATGGATTGATTACCAATTCCTACCAGAGCCCGCCATTTTCCCGCCATACTTTGTTCACCTGTTAAG